TCAGACTAACATCATTTTTTGCGGTTCTGCAATCGCAGAGATGTAATCGTTTAGGTCTATAATTTTATTGATTTTCTTAATCTGATTTGTTTGCACTAAATGTGTATAAATATTCAAAGTCGTTTCGGGCTTTGCGTGTCCGAGTTGGTTTTGGACATAAAGTAAATCTTGACCGCAAAAGAACAAGTTTGTAGCAAAAGTATGTCTTAGATAATGTGCGGTGAATCTTTCAATAACAAAAGGAACGCCTTTTGGGTCGAACTTACTTTTCGGCTTTCGCTCATATTCGGAAAAATCTCCGTATTTAAGATTGAGGTCTGCCATATAGCTGTCCCACAGTTCTCGCCACGCTGTTGTTGAGAAGAACTCCCCTTTTGTTGTAAGTACAACAAAGTCGGATTGTTTATGGTTCTTTTGATTTTTCAGAAAATCCACCAGGGTGTGGGGAATATTGACTGTTCGTATGCCAGCCTTTGACTTTGCTCCTTGCACAATGTGCGGAGTTCCTGTCATTACAAGTTTTTGATGAACACTAATTTGAGCATTTTCAAGGTCAATGTCATACCATTGCAACGCAAGGCATTCACTTAATCTTAAACCAGACAGCATCATGATCATAGCAGGAAGTTGTGCTCTGTGTGGCATTTCCATAACCCACCGCTGTTCTTGCTCGGTCAATGCCCTGCGCTCGCTTACAGGTGCATTTTTCGGTATTCTGACATATGTTAATGGATTGTAGTCAAGTATGCGGTTTTCAACAGCAAAGTCAAACACCTGCCTTGCGGTCATTCTGTAATCACGCAGAGTTTTCTTTGAAGTCGGTTTGCCTGTATGTGGATTTCGTGCGAAATAGTCATTTATGATACATTGAAAATCTGCTTTTACAAGTTTGCTGATTGCAACATCGCCTAATACAGAAAACGGTTTAAGGTTTGTTTTATAACTCTTATACTGCTTGTCAGAAGAAAGCAGAGCCTTTTTGTATATCAGCCAATTTTCGCAGAGTTCACTGAACGGCATATTCTCGCTAAGAATATCCATACCTTTGCTGATTTTTAGCTTGATTTCATTTGCTTTGCGTGTAACCTCAGCTTGCGTTTTGCCAAATACAGACTTATACATAGCTTTGCCGTTTTCATCTCGTCCGATATAGATATTTTTTTGATATCTGCCGTCTTTACGCTTTTTCATTTTATAACACTCCTTTTGTTTTAAAAAAGGGTGCAAAAATCCCTTGTGTTTTTATTCGATAAACTTGCAAAACACAAGGGAGTATGGTACAATTATATTGCTGTTTAAGTACCGTTGCACCCTATGTGTAATGGTTTCCGCTCTACCCTGCGCCAACAGGATAGGGCGGATTTTTTATTTTAATAAATGTTACTGTAAAACCCTACGGCTTTAGTTGCTCTTTAATTTTAAGAGATTCACGATACTGTTCAGCCGGAGCAAGTCGAGTAAATTCTACCGTTTTATCGTAATTCTTTTTTACAACTTCTTCTATTTCATCAAGAGTAACATTAAAGAACTCTCGTCTTGTGTTAATCATATTGACTTTTCTATCCTCAAAGGCTTTATGTAAAGCTGCTTCAAGTGAAGGAGCATCGTCGGAAAAAATCATTGCGTGAACATCAAAGTTAAACGGAACAGAAGCGTCCCCAAGCTCATCAACTCGATCCATTGGTTCAAGTCTGCGTGTCATACCTATTTTATACACATTCTCTCCAAATGAACCAACATTAGATATAATGTACACATAACCTGCTCTTGCATTTGCGGCTCTGTAATCAATATCTTTCATAGATTTATCAATTTCAGAAAGCTCGTTAATGATTTGTTCTTTTTTCTTGAGTAATTCTTCTTTATCAACATCGGCTGCGGTTTTAATTTGCTGTTCAAGATGTGATAGAGCGTTTTGATAGTGAGTTTGTTCCTTAGCTATTTTTTTACGAGTTTCTTCAATTTCTTTTTGTAGTTTAGCCTCTTCACGCATACGAGCTCTTATTTCTTTTTGTTCTTCCTTTTCATCTTGCTTTTTCTTTTTGTATTCAAGTGATAAGCAAAGTTCTTCGTGCTTGGCATTAAAATATTGAGTAGTTATTGCAATTCCCATAATGTTGCCAAGTTTTGAAATTGCTTCACAGGAACTACGCATCCTTTTTAATGCCGTATCAAAAGTATTGTACTTAACTTTATCAATAAGTTCATCACATTCACTATTGAATGCTCTAAGCAAAAGTTTTTGCATATCTTTAACCATTTTTTTGCCCTGACTTTTACTTCCATTTACAGTCCAATTAGTGTTACCGGTAACAGCCTGACCGTTTTTTATAAGAGCTTTTTGTGTATCTCGGATTTGAGATAATCTGTTTTTATACAATTCAGAAGAAGCAAAGTCATACTTAGGAGTATAAAGTCCGAAACTTTGTAACTCAATTTGTTCATCCATACAGATTATTTGAGATTGTTTGTTATTTATAGTGTTATTTAAACCGATAATTTTGTTGTTTAAATTATTGATCTCGTTATTTTTTTGCCCAATAACTGCATTTAAGTTATTAATATCATTTTGCAATTTCTGTGTGAGCATAAGTAAATTTTGGGCATTATACATTTCAGGAGTAAATGTGCTTCTAAGCTGATTAAGTTCAGCTTGTAAGCGTTCTACTTCTGACTTATATTGATTACCCTTAAAGGTATCAAGAAATCCCATATCAATTCTCCTTATCAAATAGCATTAGCCTCAAGCTCGTTATGAACAACAGGCTCATAATCATAAAAATGCTCGGATGTAATGTGCTTTAATTCGTGCTTAGCGGCTTTCTGTTGAGTATCATAGCTAAGCAGAATATTAATATATACATTGTAATTGCCGTCCTCATCTAAGACCGTTACGCCTCGTACGGTCAGCGGCAATTCTAAACCTCTAATAAAAATTTCTCCCAAAGCTATTCATCCTTTTTTAATGCTTCAATAATTCTGACTGCTTTTTCCACATCTTCTTTTGTAGCACCCTTAGTAAGACTAAATAACATTCTTAGTTCACTTCTGTTCTTGAGCTCCTCAAGGTATTCTTGGAGTTCTGAATTTAATTCGGCGGAGGTCTTTGAATCTGTGAGTGTGTTCATATCTACATTGAAATAGTCAGCTATAGCTTCTAAAGTTTCAAGATTAGGTTCTCTTGTGCCATTCTCATACATACTAATAGAACTTTTAGAACAACCTAAATGCTTTGCAAGTTCTTCTTGACTTAGATTTGCTTTTAATCTCAACTGTTTAAGTACATCGGAGAACATTTAATCACCTCTTGTGTTTTGTTTACTACATAATATCACGAATTGTGAAAAAAATCAAGCAAAAAATTTCACAAAATGTGTTGACATTTTTAGAATGCTGTGTTAACATAATAGTACACGATATGTGAACTCACTTAAGGAGGTGATAAAATGAATGCAGAAGTCATTGGCGAGAAAATTAAAAACTTAAGAGAAAAAAATAATATCTCAAGAGAAAACTTTGCAAATGCCGTAGAAATCAGTCAATCTGCTCTTTCTATGTACGAAAACGGACAGCGTATTCCTCGTGACGAAGTTAAGTTAAGAATTGCAAGATTTTTCAACACCTCAATAGAGGAACTTTTTTTTACAAATTAAGTACACGAAATGTGAACTAAATGTTTATCTTACAATTCAGTATAGCAAATAAGCTGTACAATAAGCAGGACTTTGCCGAACAGCAAAGAACAGCTTAGGAGGAGATTTATATGGCTGACACACATACAGACGAAATTTTTAATGTGTACGGTGCACTTGATAATCTCAACAAGCGAATGAAATCTGTTGAGAACAAAGTTCCCGATTACACAGCAGATATGCTTGAAGTTTACCGAAATCTCGGTGCTCTTACAAAGCGTATCGCAGAACTTGAAAACCTTATAAACAAGGAAACTACCACGCTGAAAAGAGGTGAAGAAAGACGGAAGTAATAATAATTTTAGGACTGCTAATGCTTTGCACAGCTTTTGTTTCAGCAGTATTAGCAATAAAAATAGTAGCCGCCCATTTGTATAAAACAATAGACAGCTACCTTGATAAGCACGACGCTCAAATTATGGATCTGATTAAGTGGGCAAAGGACGAAGACAAACATCAATGAATGCTTGTCCAAATTAAACGAAATTCTATGGCAAAATAGCAGTAGGAGGTGAGAAGATGAACGAGCTTGAATATGAAAAAAAGCAACACCACTATTGGCATACAGCATTTTGCATAGCAGTGTCGCTTTTGTCTGCAACTTGGGCAGGTATTATATTTTGGGTATTAGTTACTTAGAGCCCAAAAAATCCATGATGTTACAAATCCCGAAATCGCTCCACCTAAAAGGCTGACGATAGCTATTTTCCAGTCGTGGATAAATTGTTTTCTTCGTAACTCTTTTTCCTTGGCTTCTTTTAATTCATTAAGTACAACAAAATCCGGCACAATATTGCCTTTAGCAAGCCGAGGTTCGGGAAATTTAGAGTTATCCATACCTTTACCCCTCCCTTCAATTTAAGTGTAACACTTAATAAAAATTTGTCAAACAATATTAAACAGCGTAGTGAAAGGAGCAATATAGTGGAAATAACAGAAAAGCCAATTTTTACAGAGATAAGCAGGAAAAATATTGACGCTCTTTTATACACTGCAATGCTAAACGAAGTAAACAGACTTGAGAAGTGCAGAAATAAAAAAGAGCGTCAGAGCATAAGAAACTTTATTATATCAGCTTATCAAACATTGAAAACAGATTAGTCGGAAGACTGTTGGCTAAACATTACAGAGTTTAATTTTAAGGAGGAAACAAAATGTTAAATAACAAAGGACAGATTGTCATTTTCGCAGACAAAGCCACATCAGGTTCAAATGTAGTATCTGCGTGTGTATCAGATGAAACCGCAAAGGCTCTTAACGAACTTTGCGAGAAGTCTGGAAAGAAGATGTCGAGCCTTGTTCGCACTCTCATTGAGGACGCTATCAGCTTAGTTACGATTGTGGGGGAGTAATATGAAATCGACAAAAAAGGTAATAACCGACTGGGAAAATGTACCTCTTTATATGGATTTACCGTATGTATCAATGCTATTTGGCTTTTCGGTTGATTGTTTAAAGAAAAAAGCACAGTCGGGCATTTTGCCGGCGGCAAAGATGTTCGGTGAGTGGAGAATATCTAAAGAGGACGCAAAGGCTTACTTCGAAAAGGCTTACAACGAAACGCAGGAGGGAATAAAAAAAGATGGAAGTAATTATCAACAAATCTAAATCGTATTCGTTTAAGGAGGTTGAAATCGGAGATGTGTTCTCTGATGATTTAGGACGCTTTATGATGAAAGTATCATACGAAACAGCAATATGTTTAGATGATAATATGGTCTATGGCATTAACAGCAACACAAAATGCTATCTGAGGGACTGTGTGATTATAGAGCGTGAACTGCTCGAAAATCTCAAGAAAGGAGCAAACGGATATGAGTAAGCTTGAAAACTTACAAATCTGCATTAAAGACGGCGAAGTCATAGCTCTACAAGGCTTAGATACAGTAACCGCCGACAGGCTTGAGGATATTTTGAACTATGTTGCAGAAGTTAAGGAAAGTCTTGACAGACACAAGCTCAACAACAGAGCAACAGGCATTAAGCGTGTGGCGAACAACTGTAAAAAGTTTATCCGCTGCTGCAAATACGCAGCGAAAAATTAAGGAGGTGTAACGGATGACAAAAAAAGTAAAATCCAAAGTGCTTGAAATAATGGCACTTGCACTCGAATTTAACGGCAGAAGTACAAAGTGTGAGTGCACTGGTAGCAAGCAGACAATATTTGTTAATTTTAGCGGTCATACATGCGAGTTAGATGTTAATATCTACACACAGGGGTGGACTTTTCACAATACAAATGCAAGAGAGATTAGAGATATAATTTATCTCGACCGTACATCGACATTAAAAGAGCTCAACAAAACATTAAAAACGCTTAAAGCTGTTATCGCAGAATACGAAGAAAGAGAAAACCGCTGACAGCACGGCAATGCTTTCAACGGTTCAAGGATATAATATGAAATCAATCAACATTATTATATCCTTAATTTTATAAAAAATCAAGATATAAAGGAGAAATTGAGATGTCGGAAATCAAAATTACTATCGATGTACCGCAGCTTGGCGGACTCATTACAGCACTCGAACACATTGCTGATTCGATGTGCAATACGGCAACCGCCACAGTAACAACAACAGAAACACAGGCTGTTGAGGATAACACCAATAAAACTAAGGCAGTAAAAATGTCCGCACAGAATGAAGAAAGCACAGACAAGCAGTACACGCTTGAAGAAGTCAGGGCGGTATTTATGAAGTGCGCAAAGAAACACGGCAAAGAGGAGGTCAAGAAAATTCTTGCAAACCTCGGTGTTGCCAAGGTGACAGAGATTAAAGAGGAAGATTTTGCAAAAGCCGTAAAGGCAGTTGAGGAGGTAAAGTAATGCCTGATATACATGCAAGGCTGTCAGCATCGGGCGCTAAGAAATGGATAAACTGCCCCGGCTCAATACAGCTTGAGGAAAATTTTGAGGACAAGCCGTCAGAGTTTGCACAAGAGGGTACTAACGCTCATGCACTCGGCGAGGCAAAGATAAGACTTGCTACCAAGGAGTATAACCGTACCAAGTATCACAATGCAATCAGGAATATTGATATAACAGAGGATATGGAGGACTACGCAGAGGGGTACAAGAATTTTGTAATTGAGAGATACAATTCTGCATTACGGAAAACCCCCGACGCAATCCTTATGCTTGAGCAAAGGCTTGATTTTTCAAACTATGTTCCCGACGGATTCGGTACAGGTGACGCAGTTATAATCGCAAACGGCAAACTTGAAATTATCGACCTTAAATACGGCAAGGGTGTTGAAGTTTCTGCCGTTGAAAACCCACAGCTTAGGTTGTATGCACTCGGTGCTTATGAGGCTTTTGATATGCTTTACGGGATTGAAAAGGTGACTATGACAATATATCAGCCAAGACTTGATAACATCAGTTCAGAGAGTATAACTGCTGCCAAGTTGCTTGAATGGGGCGAAACCGTTAAAAAGGCTGCGCAACTTGCAAACGATGACAGCGTGACCGATTGCATAGCCGGAAGTCATTGTGACACAGGTTTTTGCAAAGCAAGACCTGCTTGCAGAGCATATACAGCGGAAAAACAGCGACTTGCGGTATATGATTTCAAAGCTCCCGCTTTACTCACAACAGAAGAGATTGCAGATGTTTTAGACCAATCTGCCGCAATCAAAAAATGGGCAGAACTTGTCAGCGATTACGCTCTGGATCAGGCATACAAGCACGGTGTTCAGTATCCGGGTTTCAAGGTTGTAGAGGGCAGAAGTAACCGCAAATACAGCAAGCCTGATACGGAGGTTGCAAAAATCCTTACGGATAAAGGATATTCCGAAGACGACATAATGGTAAGCAAAATCAAAGGCATTACTGACATTGAAAAATTGCTCGGCAAAAAGACCTTTTCAGATATTTTAGGCCCTTACATAATGAAACCACCGGGCAAACCAACACTCGTACATTCCGAAGATAAAAGACCTGCAATCAGTTCAGCTGAACAGGCACAGGAAGATTTTAAAAACGATATTAATTAATAAAGGAGTAATAAAATTATGACAAACAATAACAATTCAACAAAGATAGTAACAGGCGAGGTAAGATTCTCATATGCAAATGTATTCGAGCCTAAGAGCATTAACGGAAGCGCCGAAAAATACTCGGTTTCAATTCTCATTGACAAGTCGGACACAAGAACAATCAAAGCTATCGAAAAGGCGGTTGAGCTTGCTAAGCAGGAGGGCATCTCTAAGTTTGGCGGCAAAATTCCGTCAAATCTTAAACTTCCGCTTCGTGACGGTGATGAGGACCGCCCTGATGATGAAAGCTATGCGGGCAAGATGTTTGTCAATGCAAACAGCAATACAAAGCCGGGTATTATTGATAAAAACGGTATGGAAATCATTGATACAACCGAATTTTACAGTGGATGTTACGGCAAAGCGTCAATTAATTTCTATGCGTTCAACACAAACGGCAACAAGGGCATTGCCTGCGGTCTTAATAATCTTATGAAAACAAAAGACGGTGAGGCGCTTGCCGGCAGAGCAAAGGCTATCGACGACTTTGCCGATGACATAGAAGACGATGATTTATTCTAATTATGCAGTTGAGTATTGATATTGAAACCTACAGCAGTGTCAATCTCTTAAAATCAGGAGTGTATGCCTATGCAGACGCTCCTGATTTCACAATACTTTTATTTGCATACGCTTTTGATGATGACGAAATAAAAATAATTGACATTGCCTGTGGTGAGAAAATTCCAGATGCTGTGCTTTCCGCTCTCACGGACACAAATATAACAAAAACGGCATTTAATGCTAACTTTGAGAGAACCTGTCTTGCAAAGTTTCTGAACACAAAAATGCCACCGGAGCAATGGTGCTGCACAATGATTCAGGCAGCGGAAATCGGACTGCCACGGTCACTCGCGGGAGTAGCACAGGCCCTCGGACTTGAAGAACAGAAAGACAAAAAAGGCAGGGCTTGTATTGAATATTTTTCAAAGCCTTGTAAACCCACAAAAGCAAACGGCGGAAGAACCAGGAATCTGCCGCATCACAGCCTTGAAAAGTGGGAAACATTTAAAAGCTATTGTATTCAGGATGTGACGGTTGAACGAAGTATAAAAAACAGGCTTAGCAGGTTTCCTCTTGCGGAGAGCGAGCAAAGGTTGTGGGAGCTTGATCAACGCATATGCGACCGAGGTGTCGCTGTTGAAACCGAACTTATAAACAACGCTATACACTTTGATACCGACAATCAAAAAACAATGATTGCAAAGGCACAAAAGCTGACAGGTCTTGAAAATCCTAAATCAGTTTCACAGCTAAAGACTTGGCTTAAAGAACGCACAGGCGAAACATTTCAGAGCCTTGATAAAAAGACGGTTAAAAGCCTTACAGAGCGTACAAGTGACCCGCTTGTAAAAGAAGTGCTGCAGCTAAGAAAAACGCTGTCAAAGACCTCTACGGCGAAGTATAATGCAATGCTCGGCGGTTTATGTTCTGACGGCAGAGTTCGAGGTTTTTTACAGTTTTACGGTGCAAGCAGAACAGGCAGGTGGGCGGGTCGAATGATACAGCCGCAGAATTTGCCGCAAAATCACCTTGAAGATTTGGAACTTGCCCGAAACCTTGTTATAAACGGCGACTATGAGCTTTTTGAGATGATGTTCGGAGATGTGCCCGATACGCTTTCGCAGCTTATCCGTACAGCGATTATACCGACCAAAGGCAGGCGGTTTATAGTGTCTGACTTCTCGGCTATTGAGGCAAGGGTAATAGCCTACCTCGCAGGAGAGAAGTGGCGACAGGAAGTATTTAAAAACGGCGGTGACATTTACTGTGCGTCGGCAAGTCAGATGTTCAAAGTACCTGTTGTAAAGCACGGAATAAACGGACATCTCCGGCAGAAAGGTAAAATCGCAGAGCTTGCACTCGGTTACGGGGGCTCGGTTGGTGCGCTTAAATCAATGGGCGCACTCGAAATGGGGCTTAAAGAAAGCGAACTGCAGCCGCTTGTTGACAGCTGGCGACAGGCAAATCCTTGTATTACATCGCTTTGGTATGAAGTTGAAAAGGCGGCTGTAGCAGCGGTTAAGGGTGAGCCGCAGCAGATTAAATGCGGAATTAAGTTCTTTAGACAGGGCGGTATTTTATTTGTCGGTTTACCCTCGGGGAGAAAACTCGCATATGCAAAACCCGAACTGCAGGAAAACAAATTCGGCAGACCGTGTGTTACATATATGGGTATAAGTCAAACAAGAGGTTCATGGGAGAGGCTTGAAACATTCGGCGGTAAACTTACGGAGAACATTGTTCAGGCTTTTGCGAGGGACTGCCTTGCGGTATCAATGCAAAGGCTTGAAAGCCGAGGCTTTGAAATTAACTTCCATGTACACGATGAAGTTATTATAGATTGCCCGATTGGTGTTTCATCTGCGGAAGAAGTAAGCGCCTTAATGGGAGAGCCGATAGAATGGGCAAAAGGCTTGATTTTAAAGGCAGAGGGATACGAAACGCCATTTTACAAGAAAGATTAAGAAAGGAGGAAAACGCTTGAAAAATCACTTTATAGCTACCGCAAATGACAGATTTGCAAAGCTGTGGAAGAATACGGAAATAACATTCAAGGAGCTTGCAGACAGACTGTCAAGGACAACGACAACGGCGGAAACCGTCGGCGAGTTCCGTAATATGCCAAAATCGAAGCAAGACAACATTAAAGATGTAGGCGGTTTTGTCGGAGGCAGGCTCAAAAACGGAATAAGGCAGAGAGAAAAGGTTGAGTGCCGTTCGTTGATTACCCTTGACGCAGACTTTGCGGCACCCGATTTTTGCGAGAGTATAGATATGTTTGCAAACTATTCGTTCATTATCTACTCAACGCATAAGCACACGGCAGAAAAGCCGAGATTAAGACTTATTATACCGCTGTCACGAAACTGTACAGCAGAAGAGTATGAGGCTGTTGCGAGAAAGATTGCGGAAGAAATCGGTATTGACCAGTTTGACGATACAACATATCAGCCACAAAGACTTATGTACTGGCCGAGTACGAGTATTGACGGCGAATTTGTTTATAGATATTCAGAAAGGCAACCGCTTAATGTGGACAGTGTGCTCGCACAGTATGAGGATTGGCACAATGTAAACGAGTGGCCGTTCTCAAGCAGAACAGTAAAGCAGAAAGACAGACTGCTTAAAAAGCAAGAGGATCCGACAACAAAGAAAGGTGTAATAGGTGCATTCTGCCGTTGTTACGACATACACACAGCAATAGCGGAATTTTTGCCCGATGTGTATGTAAAATGCAGTACAGAGGACAGATACACTTATGCGCAGGGCAGTACATCGGCAGGTCTTGTAGTGTATGAGGGCGGCAAATTTGCGTATTCAAACCACGCAACAGACCCCGCAGGCGGACAGCTTTGCAATGCGTTTGACCTTGTGAGAATACACAAATACGCAAGTCTTGACGATGAAGCAAAGCAGGGAACGCCAACGGTTAAACTGCCGTCATACATTGCAATGCAGGAATTTGCGTCAAACAATAAGGAAGTCAGACTGTTACAGCATAAAGAAAGAGAGCAGTCCTGTTTGACTGACTTTGAAAATGATATTGAAAGCGAAGCCGATAACGACTGGGTGCTTGAACTTGCAACAGACGGCAAAAGCAACAATCTGCCGACTATAGACAACTGTATGAAAATCTGCCAAAAAGACAAAAGGCTTAAGGGCAAGATTGCCTATAATACATTCACAAGGCGGCACACCGTGCTCGGTGCGGTACCATGGAACGGTGAAACCGAGAGCAGAGAATGGAACGATGTTGACGATGCGGGACTTAGGCATTATATAGAAAATCTGTACGGCATAAAGAGCAAGGCGGCTATACTTGACGCTTGGTCGCTTGTGAGTACGGAGAACAGCTATAACCCTGTTTATGATTACTTGACAGGGCTTAAATGGGACGGAGTAAAAAGAGCCGAAACATTTTTCATTGACTACCTCGGTGTTGAGGATACTGCATATACAAAAGCCGCTACACGAAAAACACTTGTTGCGGCAGTCGCAAGAATTATGGTTCCGGGCATTAAATTTGATACTGTACTCACGCTTGTGGGACCTCAAGGTTGCGGAAAAAGTTATGCAATCAAAAGGCTTGGCGGCAGGTGGTTCAGCGACACCCTGACTACTGTTCAGGGCAAGGAGGCATACGAACAGCTGCAGGGCTTTTGGCTTATTGAAATAGCAGAGCTTGCGGCACTTAGAAGAAACGAAGTTGAGGCGGTCAAACACTTTACTGCTAAGTCGGAGGACGCATACAGAGCCGCATACGGACATCATACAGAGGTCAGAAAAAGGCAGTGTGTTTTTATCGGTACGACAAATCAGCAGGAGTTTCTGCGTGACCAAACAGGCAACAGACGCTTTCTTCCGCTTGATGTACACCCCGACAGAGCAGCAAAAAATGTGTTTGAAGAACTGACAGATTATGAAGTCGATATGATATGGGCAGAGGCAATGGAAATGTACCGCAACGGTGAGAAGCTGTTTATGGATACAGACGAATTAAGGAGACTTGCAGAAAGCGAACAGAACCGCCATTTTGAGGAAAGCCCGCTTACAGGTGATGTGGTTAAATACCTTAACACATTACTGCCTGAAAAATGGGATAGAATGCAGCTTTACGAACGCAGAAACTACCTCAACGGCTATGAAATGGGTGCAGAGCAGAATGGCACAACACAACGAAACAGAGTGTGCCCTCTTGAGGTATGGTGTGAGGCTTTCGGCGGCGACCGCAAAGACTTTACATACCAAAAGAGCAAAGAGATTAAAGATATTATTATGCGAACAGGTGAGTGGGAACAGACAAAAACCAATGCGAGATTTGGAGAACTATATGGTGTTCAAAGAGGTTTTATAAGAAAATTGTCAACAAACTAAAAAATAAATTGTTGACAGCGAAAGCCGCATAACCAAGCCGTTTTTAGCCATTTGTCAACAGTGTCAACAATTTTTATATATAAGTATAACCAAATAAAGAAATTATAGAAATAATAATATGCCTTAATATCTATAAATTCTATGTTTACTTATACTTTATGAATTTTTTGTAACATTGTTGACAAATTCAGAAAAAGTCAGTGTTTATGCGGAACTCTTTGTCAACACTTTTAAAGCCACTCACCGACTTAAAGGAGAAATTATAGAAATGAAAGAGGCAAGTATAGAAAAATTTTTAAAAGAAAGGATAGAAGCAAACGGAGGCGTATGTTTGAAATTTAATTCAACAAGTATGAGAGGTGTGCCGGACAGAATCTGCATGCTGCCAAACGGCAGAATTTTCTTTGTAGAACTTAAGGCACCCGGCAAAACAGCAAGACCCGAACAACTAAGGGCGCACAGGCTTTTTAAAAACTTAGGTCAGCGTGTGTATGTATGCGACAGCAGGAGCAGCGTATGCGAGGTGATTATCAATGAAGTTTGTACCGCATAAGTATCAACAAATGGCTATTGATAAGATACTTAACACCCCGAGGTGCGGACTTTTCCTTGATATGGGACTTGGCAAGACAGCAATTACCCTAACGGCTGTTGAGGAGCTTATATATAACAGCTTTGAAGTTTCAAAGGTTCTTGTAATTGCACCTCTGCGAGTTGCGGAGGACACCTGGACAAGGGAGTGCGACAAGTGGGAGCACCTTAAAAATCTTAAGGTTTCAAAGGTACTCGGTACGCCAAGACAACGCAGACTTGCACTTGCACAGGACGCAGACATCTATGTTATCAACCGTGAAAATGTTGTGTGGCTTACAGATGAGCTCTCAAGTATTGGTAACGGTTGGATGTTTGATATGGTAGTTATTGATGAGCTGTCAAGTTTTAAATCATCAAAAGCACAACGATTTCGAGCCTTACGAAAATACATAACACGCAGTAAGCGAGTTGTCGGACTTACGGGTACACCCGCACCAAACGGACTTATTGACTTGTGGAGTCAGATATATTTGCTTGACAGCGGAGAGCGACTGGGCAGAACAGTAACCGGCTACCGTGAAAGGTACTTCACACCTAATCAGCGTAACCAGACTACGATATTTAACTACAAGCTGAAAGATGATGCAGAGCAGGCAATTATGAACAAGATTTCTGACATCTGCATTTCAATGAAAGCGGAGGACTGGCTCGATATGCCAGAACGAATTGACAGCGTTGTGTCTGTCAAAATGACCGACAAACAACTTGCAGAGTATGAGCAGTTTGAGCGTGACTGTTATATGCAGTTTGCAGAGGGCGAGGTTACCGCCGCAACTGCCGCAACACTTACTAACAAACTCTTGCAGTACAGCAACGGCGCAATGTATATGAGCAATGGCGAATATGCAATTACAAATGAGCAAAAACTTGATGCACTTGCAGAGATTATAGACACATCAAACGGACAACCGGTATTGTGCTTTTACAGCTTTCGTCACGACCTCGAGCGAATCAAAAGTAAATTCAGATTTGCACGAAAACTCGAAAGCTCTGCCGATATTGAGGATTGGAACAACGGCAGAATACAGCTTTTGCTTGCACATCCTGCAGGTGCGGGCCACGGTCTTAATTTGCAGACAGGCGGGCACATAGTTGTGTGGTACGGACTTACTTGGAGTTTGGAACTTTACCAACAGGCAAATGCAAGACTATACCGTCAAGGTCAGCAGAATACTGTGGTTATTCACCATTTGATTACAGAGAACACTTGCGACGAGCGTGTCTATGAATCTTTACAGGGCAAAGCAAATGTACAGGAAGATTTGTTAAAATCCCTGAAAGCAAAATACGGAGGTAAATAAGATGAAACAACAGGCAATCTGCGAATTATGTATGCAAACATTTGAAAAAAGAAGTGCAAATCAAAAATACTGCACCGAGTGCGGTGTTGAAATGAGAAAACAACAGCACAGAGAAATTATCAAAAACAGCAAATTAAGAAAAACAGCCGCACGCAATTACAATAAACCCGATACACTTGAAGAAAAATGCAAGAAAATCAATTTGTATAATAAGCGACACGGCACACACTACAGCTACGGAGAATATACGGCACTCGAAAGGCTTGGAAGAATTTAAAAGGAGGATATTATGAGAGAAATATTATTCAGAGGTCAAACTCGCAGATATGGCGAAAAAGTCAGATTGAATGGTGAAAAAATAAAAAGCAATTGGGTTTACGGCGGTATTTTCCCACAAAATGGTGAGGGTGATTTTGCAATGATTTATCAGCAAAAGCCTACAGTAGAAAAATATCCCGTTTACGCAGATACAGTCGGACAGTACACAGGAATGAAAGATAAGAATGGCACGAAAATTTTTGAGGGCGATATTTGTAGTTTTTGTGATACAGACGGTGGACTTACTAATTATGAAGTTCTGTGGTTTGGCGGAAAATGGGTAGTAAGAGAAGCAAGCTCTAATGTGGTTGACGATTTAGATTTATTCTTTTGCGAACGCTCCGTTACTATCGGCAACATCTATGACAATCCGGAACTGCTGAAAGGAGTGAAATAAAACTATGGACTTAATTTTTAACGAAGATACAAAACAATTTGAACTTGCTAAACAGCCATATAAGACCGTTGAAATTAGATGCGAAACCGAAGAAGATTACAACAGATGAATTGTTGAAGTGAGGTGTGAACACAATGACAAACTTTGAAAAAATCAAATCAATGAGTATCGACGAAATGGCTGATAGCCCTATGACGATTTTTGCCTGCCCATACGGAACATCACACGCCAGCGGTTCTATGGAAAAGCAATTCAGCGACAGCTGTTTCGATGATGATTGCACCGCTTGCATAAAACATTGGCTTGAAAGTGAGGCACTTGAAAGTGAGGCAGAAGAATGACCGCAAAAGAAATCAAAGACATAAACCGAGAGATTACGAGGTTAAAAGCTAAGATTGCACGCATAGCCGCCGAGGCTGACAATACATCGCCTAAGCTGTCGGATTTACCGAGTGCAGGTCAAACATCTGACAAAGTCGGCAATGCGGTGGTGCAGATTGCAGATATTCAGAGAGAGATACAAAATCTTGAAATTCGCCGAAACGCAGCACTCAACAGCCTCTCCCGTGACGATTTTGTGGAGAACTGCTTATTTATGCACCTTAGCCTGCGATACAGCTGGGCGAAGATAGCAGTTGATACAGGCGGAATAAATACAGCGGATAACATAAGAATTATGTGCAACCGCCACCGTTGGTAAAAGTTGTTCGGTTTTTTGGTAAAAGTTGTTCGGTTTTTCGGTTTAGGTGCAGTATAATATAAAATGAAGAAGCCAACAACAAGAGATATTTTGTAGTTAATTTTCAAGACAACGGCAGACCGCTCTCACTTGAGGGCGGTTTTGCTGTATCGAAAAATCGAAAGGGCGGTGATACCGTGAAAGACAAATTAAATGCAAGACAGAGGAAGTTTGCGGAATATTATGCGCAGAGCGGTAACACCGTTCAGAGTGCGATACAGGCAGGATATTCAGAAAATTACGCAAACGCAAGAGCGTATGAATTGTTGGAGAATGTTGGAGTTTCAAAATACATCAAAGAGTTATCCGACAAGCTCAAAGATGAACGCATTATGAGTGCTAAGGACAGACAGGTTGCTCTCTCTGACATTGCAAAGAGTGCCGAGCAGGACCCGTCAGACCGTATTCGTGCGATTGATACACTCAACAAAATGACTGGTGAATACATTGTCAAGGTTGACGCAAAGGTTGAGCAATCCGAAAAGCTCTCTGATGTGTTCAGACAGTTAGGCGGTGAGGGGCTTGACGAATAAGATACAAAATAAGTTGGAGGTTACAACTATGAAAGAGATATTCAAGAAAGTTACATTAAAGGGTTTTGAAAGATACTCGGTAAGCAATTACGGAAATGTTCGCAACAATATTTCAGGTAATGTTCTGAGTAAACGTAAGGCAAGCAACGGCTATCTGAGAGTTAATTTACGAACGGGTACTGTGCCCTATGAAAAACCTACAGTTGTTCACGTTCATAGACTTGTTGCAGAAGCTTTTCTTCCGCCTATTGAGGGCAAACCATATGTTAATCATATTGACGGAAACAAAGAAAACAATGTTGTTGATAATCTTGAATGGTGCACGCCGCAAGAGAATAGTGAACACGCATATAGAACTAAGGCTGATTATCGAGAAGAATGTAAAGTCAACATTGTCAAAGCACAAAATCGTTGTAAGAAGAAGCTGAAAATGATCGTTAACGGCAAAGTTCAATGTGTTTTTGGTTCTAAATCAGAAGCCGCCAAAAAGCTAGGGGTAAATGAAAAGACGATATACAACTATCTTCACGGAGCAACAAAGCCTATTGGTTATGAGCTTTTGGAGGTGATGTAAATGCCTTTGAGTAAATTCCCATTGTCACAAAAATATATAGATTTTATCAACAGCGTAAACAATGTAAGTGCGGATTTTCTTGAGGGTACTTAACTACCGCATCGGGCAAGACAACGGTCGGTGCCGGTGTAAAGTTTATGCGAATGGTGTCGCAAAGTTCCAAAAAGATACATGCCATTGCCGCCAAGACAACCGGCAAGGCGGAGGAAACTATCATTCAGCAGGACAATGGTATTCTTGACCTGCACCGAAACGCTGTTTATTGCGGCAACGGCGACAAAGACTACAAACTGCCGCATATTAAGTTTGAGGGCAAAATTATTTATATTCTCGGTTACAGCAGTCGTGATAAATGGGAAATGGTACTCGGTGCGCAGTTTGGCTGTGTGTATATTGATGAGATAAACACCGCCGATATTGAGTTTATTCGAGAGATGTCAACCCGTAATGACTATTTGCTTGCAACGCTTAACCCCGATGACCCGTCTTTGCCTGTTTACAATGAATTTGTAAACCGCTCCCGACCTTTTAAGAAATACGCAAAAGATGTTCCGCCCGAGATTATGGCGGAACTTAACGAAGAACCTGTACCGAATTGGCGGTATTGGTTCTTTTCTTTTGCAGATAATTTAAGTCTTACACCCGAACAGGTTGAAAAGAAAAAAGCCTCTGCCCCACGAGGGACAAAGCTTTATAAAAACAAAATTTTAGGATTGCGAGGCAGGGCAACAGGGCTTGTATTCTCAAACTTTGAGAGGACAAGACACATCAAATCAAAAGAATGGGCAATGAAGTTTTTAAATTCTGACCGCAAGAGTGAGCATTTTATTCAGTTTACGGCAGGACTTGACACAGCCTATTCGCAGAAATCACCCGACACAATTGCAATGACCTTTTTCGGCATTACAAACAAAGGCAAGTGTATTCAGCTTGATGAACGAGTGTATAACAATGCCGAACTCCAAACACCGATTGCACCGAGTGATACGGTACGAAATTTCATTGATTTTCTTGACCGTAACCGAGAGGAGTGGGGCTTTGCGAGGACTGCTTTTATTGATAATGCGGATCAGGCGACAATCACCGAGTTCCAGAAGTATAAGCGACAGCACGGCTGCATTTATGACTTCGCAAATGCCTGGAAGAAAACCAAGATTATTGACAGAATTAACCTTGTGCTTGGCTGGCTTGCCACTGACTGTTATTTTGTTCTTGAACATTGTAAAAACACGATTGCCGAGTTTGAAATTTACAGCTGGCGAGAAGATAAAGACAACACACCTGAGGACGGCCACGACCATTGCATTAACAGCGGTCAATACGCATGGCTGCCTTTTATTAAAAATATTATTGGAAGTGAAATAAATGGGGCTGATAAACAGAATGGCTGATACAATCAGAACAGGATTAAGGAATTTTTTACATATCACTAAAGCGCCTGACAGAACGATAACCGTTGACGAAACGAGCAATCATCAAACTGAATGCTTTACCAACCGCATTTGGTATTGGGGCAACAGCAGACAGCTTTCACAGCTTTACACACAGCTTGACAGCGACAAAACACGCTTTTGGTCTGCCGAGTGTACCAAAGGGCTGAAAATAAGAAAAATCCACACGGGCTTGCCGGCTCTCATTTGCGATACACTCGCTAATATTGTGATTGCAGACTACAACGGTACAGAGGTTACAAGCAAAAATACGACAGCTTATGCCGAACGGTGGGCGGAGATAGAGAAAGAAAACAAACTCGCAGGTGTAATAAAGCAAATGCTCCTTGACCTTTGTGTTGTCGGTGACGGTGCTTTTAAGGTCAGCTTTGACAAGGCTGTATCAGATGTTCCGATTGTTGAATGGTATCCTGCCGAAAATATCGACTTTACTTATGTGCGCGGCAGAATCAGAGAGGTTAAGTTTTATACCGATTACACGCAAAATCACCGACATTTCCGTTTTGAGGAAACATACGGCTACGGCTATATTCGTTATGCTTTGTATGATGATAACGGCAGAGAGGTCGATTTACACACAGTTAAGGCACTTGATTGGATAGACAGCAACGGTGTAACCTTTGACACATCGTATATGTGGGCAGTACCGGTTATTTACGGCAAATCGTGCCACAAGGGCAGGGGTGCAGGCATTATCGGAGCAAAGACAGACGCTTTCGACAGCTTAGACGAGGCGTGGTCACAGTGGATGGACGCTTTAAGAGCCTGCCGAACAAAGCAGTATGTGCCTGAATGTCTTATCCCTCGAAATCCAGAAACCTGTCAGCCGATATCGCCAAATTCCTTTGACAACCGATTTATCACCGTGGGCAACGATATGTCGGAAAACGGCAACGGCAACAGGATTTACACCGAAAGTCCGCAGATTCAGCACGAAAGCTATTTAAGCTCATACATCACCGCACTTGACCTTTGTTTACAAGGTGTTATATCTCCGTCAACGCTCGGTATTGATACCAAAAAACTCGATAATGCCGAGGCACAGAGAGAAAAAGAGAAAACAACTCTGTATACAAGACAGAACCTTGTTGAGCTCACCGAGAACGCTATGCAGAGCCTTGTTGAAGTTGTACTCAATGCAGACAGTGAGCTTAACGGCAAGGGAATTGTTGACGGAATAGAGGTATCCGTAAACTTTGGTGAGTACGCCAATCCGTCGTTTGAAAGTCAGGTTGAAACTGTATCAAAAGCAAGACAGGGCGGTTTGATGTCTGTTGAAACCTCTGTTGAAGAATTGTACGGCGACAGCAAATCGGACGATTGGAAAGCCGAAGAGGTACAGCGCATTAAAGAAGAACAGGGCATTGCAAGTGAGGACGAAACCTCATCATTCGATGATTTGGCAGGATTGACAGATGAGTGATTACGATATCGGAAAAGCCTTTGAAGAAATCGAAAATGAACTTATTGACAGTATGATGCGCAATTTCAGCCGTCACAGGGCGGAAGAAGAAAAAGAGGGCTATAATTGGACCCAATGGCAGGCAGAACAATTAAAGGCGCTTGAGGAGTACCGCAAAACGAACGCCCAAAAATTTGGCAAGCAGTTCAAGAGCATTAACAGCAAGGTTGAAGAAATGATACACACCGCAAGAGCCGACGGCAACGCAGAACAGGAAGTGAAAATCCTCGAGGCTATTAAGAACGGCTTTACACCGCATATGCCCACAGGAGCAAGCACAGGCGAGTTTTATAAGGTCAATAACCGTAAGCTCAATGCTCTTGTAAAATCGACCACAGACGATTTGAAGAGGGCAGAAACGGCAGTCCTGCGTATGAGCAATGACAAGTACCGCAAGGCGATTTTTAACGCTCAAGTCTATGCAAACACAGGAGCAGGCACTTACGAAAAGGCGGTTGATATGGCTTGTAAGGATATGCTAAACGCAGGACTGAATTGTGTGGAGTACAAGAACGGTGCAAGGCACACGCTTTCAGACTATGCGGATATGGCAATCAAGACGGCGAACAAGAGAGCATATCTAAGAGGTGAGGGCGAAGAAAGAGCGAAGTACGGGCTTTCACTTGTTGTGGTGAACTCAAGGCAGGGCGGCTGCCCTGATTGTGCAAAATATATCGGCAAGGTGTTTATTGATGATGTGTATTCAAACGGCAAAAAATCGGACGGCGATTATCCGCTGCTTTCAACCGCCATAGCGGAGGGACTTTTCCACCCTCGCTGTAAGGACAGCACAAGCACCCACTACCCAGAACTTGACGATTTGAGCGGACCTCTCACCGATGACGAGCTTGCAGAGCTTGACCGCCAAAGAGGACTTGAAGTACAGCAACAGCACGCAGAAAAGCAAGCCGAACGCTTTGACCGCAGGGCAAAATACAGCCTTGATGAGGACAACAAGAAGTTTGCTAAAGCAAGAGCAGACGAGTGGCACGATAGGGCGGATAAGTTGGCGGAAAAAACAAGAGATTTTACTATCGACGACAGTAAGCAGAAATATTATAAATCTGTAGTTGACGGAGGTGAAGAAAAAGACTTTAACAGAAAAAACAGCGGTAAAAAAATTACAGTAAAAGCACATAAGACCACGGGCAGTAATGATATTTATTTATCAGATAAAGTAAAACTGAAACGCAAGCAATTCCATAAGTTTGATAAGAATGTTACAAAGATTTATGAAATGCTCGGTCAGAGCAAATCTGAAAATAAACCTGCTATTTGCATATTATCCCCCGAAGAAATGGGCAAAAATGCAGTTGCAACTTACATACCGACTGATAATGTTTTAACTGTAAATTCAGCTTATTTTATAACTAAGAATTTAGCCGAATTGCAGAAATCGTTTGCTTGTTCTGACAGTGAATTGAGTTCGGTACTTCATGAGCTTATCCATTGGCAAGATGCCGAGAAATACAGACAAAAATTCGGTAAAATTACCGATTATAACGCATATTGCGATTATCTTAATAAAATTTATGCTCCAAAGGTTGAAAAATTGATAAGAAGCGGTTATAATATAAGTGATATAAGCGAGTATGCTTTTGACTGTTTAAGAGATAAAGTTATGGATGAAGTTTATGATGAGTATAGAGTTAAGCAACTTTTAGGGGGTTGATACAATGAGATTAATGCAAACAGAAGAACAGAAATCTCTTTGGGATATGTTTAAACCGTATCTTGTGGTAAATGGTTTAGACGTAACTTTGCGTGAAGATGCTCCCCAAGAAGTAAAAGATGCCGAAGCGCTTTATAATAAACTTAGGGAGAAAGAAAAAAAGCAATTTCTTGAAGATAATGGCATAATTTAACCGCTCCGTAACAAGAGAGGGTTTGTTATACTAAAAATTCAATAACCAATTAAAGCACTTAATCAATCGGATTGAGTGCTTTTTTTATGCGAAAGGAAATGTGAAATGACTAATGAAGAATTTTTGAAACTTGCAAAAAGGACAGTAAAAGACTATACAACAGAACATCTTGATAAATCAGACGGCGAAGTCGACTTTTGCGTATATGTTGTTTGGTCTTGTAAAACACTGCAAAACAGCAAAGCACTTCTGTCAACAACGCTCCGTGACGGTATGTATTATGAGTGTACATACAACGGTGACAAAGACGAAATGTACTTTGATGCGTACAAGAAGTTTGAAAACAGGGTAATTAAACACTAAAAAGAGCGGTTTTGTTATTTTAACTTGCCCGTAAAGGGTTACAATTCGTAAAAACGGCTTGTTTTCGGACTTTTTAACTTGCCTATAACTTGCCAAGATAAAACTTAATACATCAAATCAGCACTTTGAGAAATCAGAGTGCTTTTTTGTATTTAAACCCGTCGATTTCGACCGGTTAGAAAGGCGGTGACAAAATGAAAGTAAGAGTAATTACATCGTTCAACGATAAAACCGAGGGGTTTATTAACAGACCGATTAATGAAGTTTTTGAGTGCTCCGAGCAGAGAGCAAAGCAGCTCATTGACGGCGGCTTTGCGGCGGAGGTTAAGCCAAACGCTACGGAAAAGCCGAAAAGAAAGACAACAAAAACAGCTTAAAACGCACTTGTGAGTGACTGCACAGGTGCTTTTTTATTGTCCGAAGACGCTAAACTACGGGAGACACCGTGCAAAACTGAAACAGAGAGACACTCTATAAACTGATTACGGGAGACACCCGATAACTGAAAGGATTGATAAAATATGGCAGAAAATAACCCAACACCTAACCCAAACGAAACACAGCCGACACCGCAGGGCAACCCTGCACCTGCATTCGATTATGACAAGCTTGCAAGTCTTATTAACGGCAAGCAGAGCGTGACAGAGGACACGGTTTTAAAGTCATACTTCAAGGAGCAGGGATTGTCAGCAGATGAGATGAAACAGGCAATCGGTGCTTTTAAGGAGCAGAAAGCCAAGAACACACCCGACATTGCGAAAATTCAGTCGGAAGTTGAATCCGCAAACAACGCAAAGCTCACGGCAGAAGTCAATCAGTCGGCAACCCTCGAAGCCGTAAAACAGGGCGTAGATGTGGCAAGCATTCCGTATGTACTCAAAATGGCGGACTTTTCGGCTGTAACGGCAGACGGCAAAATCAACACAGAAAAGCTGACCGAGGCGGTTAAGAAAGTGCTTGATGATGTGCCTGCGCTAAAAAAGACCGCCGATAACAGCGCAGGTGTTCAGAAAATCGGCGGTGACGGTAACGGTACATCAGACGGTACTAAAGCAAATTCAAGCGTTCCGACAAAGAAATGGAACAGATTTAATATTTAAGAAAGGACAATTTAACTATGGCAAACACAAATAACTATGCAGAGCAGTTCAGCCCTGATCTGCTCGAAATTCTTATGCAGGGCACACTTACTTCACCATTCATCACTTCAAATGTAAAGTGGGTGGGTGCAAGAACATTCCACTTTACACAGATGTCAACAACAGGCTTTAAGAACCACAGCAGAGAGGGCGGTTGGAACAAAGGCAAATATACACAGACAGATGTTCCTTTCACTTGCGAGCACGACAGAGATATTGAGTTCCTTGTGGATAAGGCAGATGTTGACGAAACTAACGCAACCGCAAAGGTTGAGAATATTTCAAAGGTGTTTGAGCAGACACAGGTCGCACCGGAAACCGACGCACTTTTCTTTTCAAAAGTTGCCGCAAAGGCGCAGGCAACAGACGGCTATCATTCAGCTACCAAGTCAACAGAATGGACCAAAGCAAGCGCTTACTCAAAGCTCAAAACAATTCTCTCTGCCGGCAAGCTCCGCAGATACAAGGCAAGAGGCACACTTGTTGCTTATGTAACATCAAACATTATGGATTGCCTTGAGCAGTCAACAGAATTTACCCGTAAAATTGAGCTTACCCAGATTGCCGAGGGCGGTATGGGAATTGAAACAAGAGTAACCGAGATTGACGGCTGCCCTGTTATCGAGGTTATTGACGATGAGCGTTTCTATGACAGTTTCAACTTCAATCCTGCCAACGGTGGTTTTGAGCCTGCAACAGGCGGTCACAAAATCAATGTTCTTGTCGCTTGTGGTGATACCTGCAAGACTGTACCGAAGATTTCAAGTATTTACTTCTTTGCACCGGGGGCACATACAGAGGGTGACGGTTGGCTCTATCAGAACCGTACACTTTCCGATACATTTGTTTTTCCTAACGGCAAAGACGGCAAGATTGACAGTATTTATGTTGATGTTGACACTACGGAGGTTGCGTAATGTATACCGATTACATTGAACAGCAGGGCGGAGATGAAAACAGCATTATCTCCGCCGCTCACATCGACATTCTGACCTTTAACCGCATTGATTTTGAAAAACTTTCGGAAATGCAGAAGAGAATCATCAGCAGAGTGCATAGCAGACTTACTGCTTTTGAAGAAGAAAATGCCGATATGATTTCTTCCTATCTGAAAAATTACAACATCAACGGTGTGGGTATCGAGTTTGGCGCAAGTTGGAATTTGATGTGCATAAGCGGCGTGGCAATTCCTGCGGACCTCTACTCTCTGCTTAAATCAACAGGGCTTTGTTATCCTGCAATATGAGGTGATATGTTTTGAAATTTCCGTCACTTGTAAAAAAGCAGTTCTGTAAAACTCCTGTCGAGGTCACAATCTACGATGAGGGTGTTACCGAAGACGGTACACCCGTTGTTGCCTTCCACTGCGGAGAAATATACCCGTCAGACACCTTATTGCCGAACACTAATTTGTTTGCGGGTAATGCTCATTGCAATATGCAGTCAAAGGCAAAGACAGTATACACAAAAGAACAAAAAATCGTGCAGGTGTCTGCAGTGCTGCTTTTTGACGGTGACATTGCTCCCGACACCCCGACTTTGAGCGCAGGCTTTGTAGTGCTTGACGGAGTAAAGCGTAACATCGTACAAGGCATTAAACACCGCAACCCTGACGGTACAGTGAATTATACGGAATTGGATGTGATTTAATGAGTTTTTCGGTAACATCAAAAATCAAGCTGAATCTGCCTGTACTAAAACAGCTCGATACAGCACAGCAAACGGCATTGCGCAATACCACAGACGCATTGCTTAGACAGATTAAAAACAGTCAGGTTATGCCTTTTGATACGGGTAATTTGCAGAACGAAAGCACCTTTGCCGATTATGCAAATCTTGCCGAGGGCGAAACAAAAATCGTATCGAGTACACCGTATGCCAGACGGTTGTATTTTCATCCCGAATATAAATTCCACCGAGCCGTGTGGGTTGACAAGGACGGTAAAAAACACGGCGCAAACAAGAATGCAGGCGGCAAGTGGCTTGCACCCTGGCTCAAGGGCGGTACACGACAAAACTTTTGTCAAAAGGCATTTGCACGATTTTACAAACAGGAGGCAGGACTTTGATTTATTTATCTGACATAAGGGACTTTTTAAAGACTGTCTTTAAAGCAGAGCATTACTACATCGGCAAACTCGATAACAAACAAGATAAGTCCCTCGGTGTGTACTCTCTCAAGCAGTCGGGTGCGCCTGTAAGGGCGATTGGTGACGAGAGTACATACAACACAATCAGCGTGTCTTTACTCTTGCATTGGAACAACAACGCAAATGAAACAGAGCGACAGGCACGCAGTTTATTTGAAACGCTTTACAGTGTAAAAGATGTTGAAATCAACAAACACACAATTTATATGATTGAACTGCTCACACCCGAGCCTGTCGATGTAGGCACAGACGACAAGGGCGTTTATGAGCAAGTCATTGAAGTTAAATTTTATTACGAAAGGATGTAAATAATCATGGCAGTATCAAGTGGAGTTTATCCATGTTATGAAAATCAGTTTGCGGTAGGTAAGGCAGGTACAGACACCGCCACAACAGCAATCGCAAATTGCGAGGAGTTTTCGGTGGCATTTGACAACGGCGTTGAGGAATGGACAGCGTTTGAGAACGAGGGTTGGAAGTCAAGACTTATGACAGCCAAGAGCGTTACAATCTCTGTAAAGGGCAAGCGTACAATCGGTGACGCAGGCAACGATGAAATCGCAGAGCTTGCGTTTAAGAACGGCACAGCCGCACAGCTTCCGTTTAAGTGGACTTTCCCAAACGGTGCAAGCGTACTCTTCAAGAATGCGGTTATCTCTGTAACAGCAAACGGCGCAGGCGCAAGCACAGGTGTTGCACCTCTTGAATTTGAGGTTATGTCAAACGGCAAGCCCGAATACACACCTGCAGCCTAAGGAGGTATAAAGAATGTCAAAAATCATTGATATTACAAACAAGCTTAATTTTGACGAAAAGCCAAAACTTGTTATCAAAGGCACAGAAATTGAGGTCAACAATGACGCAATTTCTTTCATTAAGACGGTTGCGCTTTTTGACAGCGAGGACGGCGTAAAAACATCGGACATTTTATCGGCTCTTGAGCTTCTTTTTGATGAGGAGAACAGAGAAAAGATTGCAAAACTTCATCTCTCGTTTGCCGACCTCTCAACGCTCATCAGAACAGCAACGGAGCTTATTGCTGACGAGGACAGCGAGGGGGAAACTCAGACCCCGGCTACGACTTAATAGATGATTTCGACTTAATCGTATCGAGTTTTAAGTCAGAGTACGGGGTAAGTATCTACTCCGAAGATTTTAGAAAGATGACTTGGGCGGAGTTCAGCTCTCTGCTGTGTGGCTTGGGAGCTGACACGCCTCTTGCGAGAACGGCTCAAATTCGCCTTGAGAACGATGAAAACGTTTTGAAGAACTTTACATCATCTCAACATAAAATACGCAACAAGTGGCGTTCACGCACAGCAAATAAACGCACGCAGGCTGACATAAACACAGCCTTGCATGACTTTGAAATGATATTTGCAAATATGTAAATGTTGCATACAATTTTGTTTATTTTTATAAAATTCTTGACTTTTGTGTATATTTTTGGTAATATAAAGAAAATGTGAAATAAAGTAACATTTTATTATAAAAGGAGAGATTTTATGAACAGCAAATTTTACAAGGGTTTAACTCTCTGTATTGCGGGGTTTGGTATAATTATAGGTCTATTAATGGCATATGAGTATAAAACTATTGTTGCGTTAATAAGTGTGTGGACTGGTACAGCTTTCTTGTGTTTCATTTTTGGTGGAATTGCAAAGATACTTGTGTACCTTGAAAAATTATGTATAACAGGTAAAGAAGCGGACAATGAACTCAAAGAACCAAGAGCTGACTGGAAATGCCCTGTATGTAGTCAAATAAATAAAGGAAATGATAGGGTGTGTGTCAAGTGTCATTGGAAAAGATTAACTAAAGGTTAATTGGTATATATGAGGGTAGCTGTTAAAATCTATCCATATTGGATTTTAAAACGCTTATACATTTCTTTTGACGGAGAATGTATATCCACTATAAATCTATCCATACTGGATTTTTAAGTAATGGATTAAAAAACAATGAAAAAGCCACTCCAAACGGGGTGGCTAAAATTTTTCAAATTATTTTTAAATAGGTATTGACATATGAACATAAACGGTGTACTATATGAACATAGGAGGTGAATGACGAATGAGAAAAGCTTTTAGGACAACAATAGATGAAGATGTACTATTCGAATTGAAGAAAATGGCACTTGAAAAGGGGTGTCATGTAAATGACATAATAGAAAAATTAGTCATTGATAATCTTCATGAACAGTATTTTACTAAGGACCTCAAAAAATTTCCTGAAATGAATTTAGCAGAAAAGCAATCTTATTTAAAAAGAAGAGTGTCAAAAGTAATACAGGATGTTATGGATGAGTGTAATCTTAAAATAAAACCGTCTAATTTTACTGATATTATGGCAAGAACCATATCAGACTTAATTCTTTCGGACGATATATTGTTTCCTAAAAAGAAATAACGGCAACTATCCACCGACCAAAGCGATTAGTTACCGTTACAAAAAGACAGAAGTATCTCTATCTGAAATCTATTATATCATTTAGCGGAACTTCTGTCAAATTAAAATTATGATAGGAGTTTTTATTATGGCTTGTGTAAAGAATGTAAAAAATGTAATCAAAAGTGTTCGTGGCACTATTAATCCATATTATGATATGGGCTACGAGAACGTTACGGAAATTTATCGTACCAATTCAAGTGTATGTGATATGATTTGCGATGCATTCGCATTTGGATATGCTCAAGGCATTAAAGCTGCAAAAGCTGAATGAGAAAGGCGGTTAAATGATATGAAAGCTATGGAATACAAAGGACAGAAAGTTATTACAACAGCAATGCTTGCAGAAGCATATGGAACAAGTACAAGTTATATCAGCAACAATTTTTCCCGCAATAAAAGTAAATTTGTTGAGGGAAAGCATTACTTTTATCTCGATGGTGAAGAATTTAAAGAATTTAAGACCAGTCATCTTAAAGATGAGTGGTTGAAACGAGCAAGCCATTTATACTTATGGACCGAACGAGGAGCAAATCACCACTGCAAAATTCTTGATACAGACAAGGCGTGGGAGCAGTTTGAAAATCTCGAGGAAACATATTTCAGAGTAAAAGAAGCGGTTAATGCATTTGTTTCTCCAGATACGGTAAAGTATCTTAACGGTGTTGCTAATTATCTGCGTATTCAGCGTGCAATTATGAAAGACAAAGGATGTACACCTCTTGAAATTGCTCAAATGGATAAACTGACTTGCGATACATATGGAATACCTGTTCCGGATTGCCTGTCAGCCCCTAAGGCATACGAACAGCTTGCGATTGCAGGTATAACACAAAAGAAACTTGAAGCAAAGAACTCATAACAACTAAATAAGCTAATTACAGCGTACATCTTCGGGTGTGCGCTGTTTTTATACCACAAGGGTACCGCATTTTGCCGTGCCCTTTAATTTTACAGAAAGGAGTGTGATTATATGATTACTACAGTTGGCGAAATCGGTCTGAAACTTGTGCTTAATTCGTCAGGCTTTTCTAAATCGCTTAATGCAGTGCAGGAGCAGGCAAACAGCGTAAGCAATAAGATGTCTGCTAAGTTAAAAAAACTCGGTACAGCGGTTGTGGCTGCTTTTTCGGTTGCAGCTGTTAAGAATTTCGGTCAGCAGTGCATTGAATCGGCGGCAGATGTTAATGCCGCAAATTCGCAGTTTGAACAAACATTTGGCTCAATGCAGTCACAAGCTGAAAGTGCTATTGCTACGGTATCTAAAAACAGTGGTATTTTGAAAACACGCTTGCAGGGTGTCGGAACAAGCATTTATGCCTTTGCAAAAACTACGGGTATGGACAGTGCAGACGCTCTTAATATGATGCAAGAGGCTTTACAGGTAACAGCCGACAGTGCGGCATATTATGACCGTTCGCTTGAAGATACCGCCGAAAGCCTGAAATCATTCTTGAAAGGAAACTTTGAAAATGATGCCGCACTTGGCTTGTCTTGTACAGAAACAACACGAAACGCAGCGGCAAACAAGTTGTACGGTAAATCGTTTACGGAACTTTCTGAATCACAGAAACAGCTTACTTTACTTGAAATGGTAAAAGACGCAAATAAACTTTCGGGTGCTATGGGACAAGCAAGCAGAGAATCAGACGGTTGGGAAAATGTAACAGGCAACTTAAAAGAGAGTTGGAATCAGTTGCTTGCGGTTGTGGGCAAACCTATTCTTCAAGTAGCAACTAACATTGTACAAAAGTTGTCGTCAGCTATCGCAAAACTTACAGAATACGCAAAAAATGCGGTTAATTCATTATCCGACCTTTTTAATTTCGATGGCAGTAATACTGCAAGTAATATTTCAACTGCGGCTAACGCTGCTCAAGGTTTGAGTGATGAGGCAAGTAACAGTTCCACTGCGCTTGATAATGTAGCAAGCAGTGCAGAAAAAGCCAAACGCAGTATAGCAGGTTTTGACAAACTGAATATTCTTACGAAAGCTGACACAACAGCAACAGATACAACGCAAAGCGGTTCTACTACTGTAAACAACGGCAGTGTTACTTCAACGGTCAGCAAAAAAACTAACAGCTTAACCCAAAGCAAAACGCTTGAAAGTTTTAAAACTGCACTAACAAATATTAAAGGTGTAGTATCTTCAATCGGTACATCGTGGAAAAATGTATGGAATAACGGTACAGGTAAAAAATTCCTTGAAAACATCAATTCTTTGCTTGATACTGCATTCAGCACGATTGGCGACATTGCGGGAGCTTTCAAAAAAGCATGGGATAAAGCAGGGTTAGGCGACAGCGTTGTACAGTCATTTATCGACAAGTGGAACAGTCTTGTCGAACTTGTAAATACTATTGGTGACACATTCAGAGAAGTGTGGAATGACGGCAAGGGCGAGAAAATATGGGGTAATATACTTGATATTATTCGCAACTGCAATAATTTCACAGAAACGCTAAGAAACAAGATAAAAGAGGCTTGGGATAAAAACAATACAGGTAAGAAAATATGGGAGAACATTCTCGGTATAGTAGAGGATATAACAGGTTTCCTTGATGATATGTCGCAAATCAGGCTTGAGTGGCTTGAAGACCTAAACCTTGACCCTGTTGCAAAAGCGGTTGAAACACTTAGCGGAGCTTTCCGAGAACTGTTAAAAGCCTGCGGCGATAAGCTAAAACAAGCCTATAAAACTATTCTTTTACCTTTGGCAAAGTGGACTATTGAAAAGGTTGTACCTGATTTGCTTAATGCATTTGCCGGAGCACTTAAAGCTATTTCAGATATTATTAAAAAAATAAGTCCGTCTGTGTTAAAAGCAGTAGCTGGAGGTATCGGTGCTGTTGCCACGGCTGTTTTAGCTTTTAAGACAGGTAAGGCTATTGCGAGCAGTATAGGAAAGGTCACATCTGCTATTCAGAACATCGGAAAAGTAATGAGTGCAAATGCGTTGCTTGCAATAGCAAGTGCAATTACTGCTATCGTAGTTGCGATTGAGGCTTACAACGATTATAAGTGGAACAATTCGTCACTTAGGAAAGAACTCGACAAAACGCAAGAACTTACAGATAAATGGAAATCTTTATCTGATGAGATGTCAAGCAAAATGGACGAGCTTAACGATACTCAACTCGATATGAAAGTCAATTTTGATAATGTGGATAAGCTTAAAGAGCGACTGCAAGAAATTATCAGTGACGGTACAATTGACGAAGACGAAAAGGGCGAGTATAAGACAATAGTCGATTTGTTGTCTGAAAAAGTCAACGGTTTTGACGAGCAGTGGAATACTCTGACACTTGAAGAAATTGACGGTAAAATCGTTATCGAAGACAACATAGACGAAGTTTCTGAAAATCTTGATGATTTAGTAAATCAATGGGAAATAGCACAAGCTAAGTTGACACTGAGTTCAATGTATTCTGATTTATCTACAGCGAAAGCTAAGAAAGAAATCGAAGTTGAAGCATTGTTAAAAGAAAATAATACAGATGAAGCAACAAAAGAATTCATTGACGAAATTTATAATCAAAGTAAATTAAGTAAAGATGAAGCTAAAATACTCGCAAATGAATTGATTAAGCAAAAAGGTGACTTAACAAAGACAGCACAAGAATTGCAAAGAAAATTAGATAGTGGAACATTAAATAAAAATGTGTATAAAAATTTATACGATACTATCGGTAATAATTTTCAAAACTTTTACACCCCAGAGGGTAGTATTCGTTCTTTATTTTGGAATATTGGCGCAACTGATAGAGCAAAAAGTGCCGCGGCAAACATTGCAGAGATGACCGATGAACAGCAAAAAGGACAAGACGCACTTGATGGATATAGTCAAAAACTTGAAGAAACAGGTGATTCACTTAGCGTTCTGAACGGTGGGACAAAAGACTACAGCAAATATATTAAACTTGTAAATGATGATATATTAAGTCAAGACGCCGTACTTTCATTATTGAAAGATGATAACATTACAACTTGGGAAGAGCTTGAAGCAGCGGCATCAAATTCTGTAAAAATGTCATCTAACAAAGTTAAAAAGTCATCAAGCTCTATTATCAGTGATAATGAAAACACACAGGGTGTACTTATCGGTTCAAAAGATAAATTCAATGAACTCGGCGATACAGTTCAAACATCAAGCTCAAAAAGTGCAGACAGTTTCAGTAAAAACACAAGTAAGATTACTTCTTCTACTAACTCGATGATTGGCAAAATGCAAAAAGCCTTAACACCTATCAAAAACGTGTTCTCTAATGCTTTTAGTCCGATTTATGACATTCTAAAAACTCCTCTTAACAATGCACTAACAGGACTTGAAAACTTTATAAACGGCTTTATTTCTGCAATCAATAAAATGTTGTCGGGTGTGGACACGGTTGCAAATTCGATAGGCAAGTTGTTTGGGCAGGAATGGCACGCAGGTCGGCTTAATAAGGTTACCTTGCCAAGGCTCGCCAAAGGCGGACTTGTCAAAGCACCGACACTTGCGGTAGTCGGAGATAACGCAGGAGCTAATTCGGGCAATCCGGAAGTTATTGCGCCTCTTAACAAGTTACAGGGTATGCTCGACAATTCGGGCGGTCAGGATACGGTGATTCTCGGCGAAATTCTGTCGTATCTTAAAAAGCTGTATGAGATGTTCGTAATATTCAGAAACAACGGCGGTAACTACTATCAGTTTGTCGCTGAAATTAACGGCAATGATATTCTTAACGAAATCGTAAAGCAAAACGAGCTTTATAAAAACCGCCATAACGGCAAATCGGCATTTGCGTAAAGGAGGTGCAGTATGTCAAATTATAAAGGTTATTTACTAAAATTCGGAAATACCGAATTTCCTAATAACTATTTCGCTGAATATTCGTCAACACCTGATCAGCGTATGGACAACGATGCCGAGCGTGACGATAACGGCAGTTTACAGCGTTCAACACTGCCGACAGGTAAGACAAGCATTACTTTTTCTACCCACATTCTGCACTTGAACGAGAAAATTAATATGCAGAATATTATTAATTCTGCAATCGTGAACACAGTACAACGCAAATGCTATGTTACATATTGGAACGATGAAACAAACTCATATGACAGCGGATATTTCTATATTCCTGATATTGAGTTTTCGGTTATGGACGCAAGCAAGACAGACATCCGCTACAACCCGATAAGTATTGAGCTTATTGAGTATTAAGGGGGTGCGGTATGATAAATTTAACAGATGAGGTCAAAAAGCAACTGTTGAACGACAGCTTGCAAAGGGAAATAATTATCAGCTTTCCTGACGACGATATTCCAGACATCACGGGTGAGAATATTGTATCTGAAAGTCTTGAACTTACGCAGGCAATCAGTGACGGCAAGGAGTTTAAACTCGGCGGCTGTATTGCGGGTCAGCTTACTGTAAGAGTGATAAATGTTGACACAGAGCTCAACGGCAAACGCATTAAAGTTATAATGAAGCAATCATACAGCAAGGGGCTTTTATTTCCCTCGGATACAGTATTGCCGAGTGCAGATTTATATTGCGGTTATCAGTCTGGAGTTATTGAGGTGTCGCTATTCTGCGGTACTGTCAACAGCTCATCAAGACAGAAAAACAGGGCGGTAAAGGAAATTATCGCATATGACGATTTATACCTCGCTTCGCAAAAATACGCTTACAACTACTTTACAAGCCTTGCAATTTATTCGCCAAAAATAAGTTTATATGACTTGAGAGTATATCTCTGCAGCAGCTTTTTAAAAGATTATGATTACGAAAACGAATTTACAGGCTTTAATGACAGCAATGAGCTGTCACTGAAATTGGATCTTGTAAAATCGGTTTTCAATGACAAAACCACGATAGCGGACTTGTTGAGTGCGTACTGCGAACTTAACGCTTGTTTTGCAATTATGAGCGGAGAGGGCAAGATAAAGTTTATTCAAATTTTAAATCCTAAAACCGAGGTCGTTGACAACTACAGCAACCTCGACTTTGAGGAATACACAACACGCAGTATTAATCTTATTAAGTTTAAGTACAACAAGGACAGCTATTTTTCGTACGGTCATACGGAAGAAGAAAAACAAAGTTGGTATATATCGGACAACATAATTACTGCGTGCTGTACCGACATTGCAGGTATTGTTACAAGTTTTAACGATAATAAAGGTAACAACTACATCTTTTACAATTTGTATGCTTACAGGCCTTTTAAAGCTGATGTTTACGGTAGGTGGTGGCTCGAATGTGGCGACAAGGTGAGCATAAAAACAGGCTTTACGGATACGGAAACGGTCGACAGTTTTATACTTGAACGAACGCTGAAAGGCACTAACGGCATGAGAGTAATGCTGACGGCAGAAGGTACAGAATATTTAGGAAAGGATGAGATAAATGAGTTACAGCAAAATTAATTGGGTTGACGGAGCTGTTCCGGCGCTGAACGCAACAAACTTAAATCGTATGGACGACGGTATCTACAACAACAGCATAGACATAGCGCTTGCGGGTGGCAACATCAACACGCTAAGTGAGAGAATAATTGCGATTAACACAGCCTTATCTGCAAAGGCAGATAAAACCGAGCTTGAAGATGAAATAACAGACATTGACGAAACAGTGACAATGAAGATTAATCTTAAAGCTGATAAGGACAGTGTAGACAATGCAGTCGCTCAGCTAAGCAAGCAGATTGCAGACAATAAGTCCTCAGCTGATGAGTCAATCAGTACTCTGAGTCAGACCGTAACAGACAACAAAACAGCGACAGACAAGTCGCTTGCGGCAAAATATGATAGCTCAAATATTGAGAGCGGTACGGGCAGTCTTACACCCGGACAGGCGATTTATGACGGCAACGAGGGCAGTTTTAACTATGTGAAAAACGGCAAGGTGGTTACGGTGTCGGTAAATATTACAAAACTTGTTGCGGATAAATCGTATATTCAGATGGCAGGCTTGCCTTTCCTGGCAAAAAACGAAAGTCGATTTTCGAGTATTGCTGTGTACTCAACTACAAATAAGCTGAGAAATATCCGTCTTGACGGCTCATGGCTTTACATCAGCTCGTTAACGGATAAATTTACAGAGGACGAGAAAATCAATTTTACAATTACATATATCAGGCAGTAGGAGGTAATTCTATGGAACTTAAAGAAAAAATCACACTCGATATGCTCACAAAAGACAGTGTAAGCGTATTAAGGCAGAAGTTTATTGAAATCAACGGCACAGAAATGCAGGTCGGCGGTAATGTTCGCAACGCTTACAAAAACTGTGATGAGGATAAGTCAATCTTAAAAGAACAGCTTTCGGAGGAATATTATAACGCTATTATGGCGGTATGGGAGGTATAAATATGTCTTATAAATTTAAAGAAATATGGTGCAATAAAGGTAATTTCACAGAGAGCAACAGAAAATCTTCTGAAATTGATACACTTGTTATTCATTACACCGGCAACAACGGCGACACAGCAGAAAACAACGGTAACTACTTTAAGAATAATGTAGTTGAAACATCTGCACATTATTTTGTTGATGATACAACTGTTGTTCGCTCGGTTGCTGACAAAAATATTGCTTGGCATGCAGGCGACTGGGATATTAATTGCCGTTCAATCGGAATTGAAATTGCAGGTTCAACAACAGAATGCACAGGCAAGACACTTGAAAATGTAATCTTACTTGCTCAACGACTTATAAAAAAGTATAACATCAAAAAAGACAAAGTAATTCGCCATTATGATGCTAACGGTAAAATCTGCCCGGGCTTCTGGTGCGGTTCATCAGCAAAGGACAAGCTGTGGAAAGAACAGTTTTTAAATAAACTTGAGAGTAATTCTGAAAGCAAAGAGGAATCAAAAGTTGAAAAAGATGATAAACCTACGATTGAATATTGCGTATTTGCAGGCGGTAAGTGGTTACCAACTGTAAAAGGTTTATCAGACTTCGCAGGCATTGCCGGCGAGGCAATCAGCGGTCTTGCAATCAGAGTAACAAAAGGTAAGATTAAGTACAGAGTGCATATTAAATGCGGTCACTGGCTTAGCTGGGTTACAGGCTTTAATCTTAATGATGATGTAAACGGCTATGCCGGTATTCTCGGAATGGATATTGATGCTGTACAGATTTATTATACAACTCCTGCTGATGTTAAGTCCGCACACGGCAGCTACTATAAGGCTACATACAGAGTTTCTGCAGTTAATGAAGACTATTACGATTGGCAGCACGATGACGAAAAGGACAGCAAGCAGGACGGATACGCAGGAACAAAGGGCAAGGCTATTGACCGTATTGAGCTTACTTTAACTTGATTTGGAGGTATAACTAAACTATGAAAGACAATGTTATTCAGGCTACTGTTTCAGTAGCTATCGGTGCATTGGCAGCTTATTTTAACATCTTATTAATTCCTGTTCTTGTTCTCTTTGCGGTAATGGTTATAGATTACTGCACAGGAATGGCATCTGCCTACAAAAATAAAGAGATTAAGAGCAAGACAGGCTTGATTGGCATACTCAAGAAACTGAGCTATCTTGTTCTCGTATGCGTGGGCGGTGTTGTTGATTATCTTATCTGCGCAGGACTCGCAAGCGTGGGAATTGACTACAGCAGTTACTGCTTTGGATTGATTGTGGCTGTATGGCTTATCATCAATGAGCTTATAAGTATTCTCGAAAATCTGAGCGAGCTTGGAACACCGATTCCACCGTTTTTAGTTAAAATTGTACACAGATTGAAAGACTCGGTTGACAGTAAGACTGATTATGATACCGATAAAAAAGAATAA